CAATCATCCTTGTACCAAGTGGGCATCTGAGTTTGTAATGAACTGGCAGTGGCTCCTTGCTCACGGATTCGCTCTCTGTGAGGAGTATGCGGCACGCTACGGCAAGGTTCACACCTGCTTCAGCACCCTCCTAGCAGCGCGTGAGATCTTCCCTACAGGAGACCCCACAGGGCGCTCTGGGAACTCTCCTACGCCTTTTGTAAGGGCAATGCCTGATGAGTATAAGTTGGATACTAGTATTGATACTTTTACTGCCTACAAGATGTACATTGCATCTAAACCTTGGGTATCTGATAACTACCTCCGACTTCCCTATCGTAAACCTGAATGGGTATGAATACAATTAATTTTCTAGCTCCTATAGTTACTATAATGTGCCTTGAGGGTTATGTTTATAATGATGGACTTATCTGCTTGAGAGAAACTCCAAGATATGATAGAGTGCGGTATTATAAACCAGGAAGGTCTTGTTATGTAAATGGGGATTTTTATGTTGATTGTAAAGATGCACCAAATCCTTTTGATTGATTATGAGAACAACAATAACAGTTGATGATGATGGATTCATTACTTTTCCAGAAGGGTTTCTTGATAAACTTGGATGGAAAGAAGGTGATGAGTTAGAATGGATTACCCGTGAAGACGGAACTTTTGAATTGAGGAAACCTGATAATGCGTGATGAATTCTTGTGGGTTGAGAAATATCGCCCAAAGACTATTGAAGATTGTATTCTTCCAGCAGCAACAAAAAAGACTTTTAAAGAGTTCCTACATAAGGGTGAGGTTCCAAATCTTCTTCTTGCTGGACCTCCTGGAGTTGGTAAGACTACAGTAGCAAAAGCACTTTGTAATGAGTTAGGAGTAGATTTTTATGTCATCAACGGATCTGACGAAGGACGATTTTTGGACACGGTACGGAACCAAGCAAAAAACTTTGCTTCGACCGTCTCACTTTCTTCGACTGCAAAACACAAAGTCATCATTATTGATGAGGCAGATAACACAGGGAACGACGTACAACTCCTCCTACGGGCAAATATTGAGACGTTTTATAACAACTGCAGATTCATCTTCACCTGCAATTATAAAAACAAAATCATCGAACCACTCCACTCAAGGTGTGCGGTCGTCGATTTCTCAATTAGTGGAAAAGCAAAAGCAGAACTTGCTAAAAACTTCTTCGACCGTCTCAGGATTATTCTTGAGGAAGAGGGTATTGAATATGATACAAAAGTTATCGCAGAACTGATTAATAAACATTTTCCCGACTGGAGACGTGTTTTAAATGAGTGCCAAAGGTACTCAACTAGTGGCAGTATTGACTCTGCTATTCTTGCTTCCTTTTCCGATGTAAATATCAATGATCTCATTAAAAGTCTCAAAGAAAAAAACTTTACGGAAGTACGTAAATGGGTCGTCAATAATCTGGACAATGATTCTGGTGTACTTCTTAGGCGTATTTACGATGCTCTTCTTACATCCCTGGAAAACGCTAGCATTCCTGCTGCTGTCCTCATTGTTGCTAAGTATCAGTATCAAATCGCATTTGTTGCCGATCAAGAAATCAACCTTTTGGCGGCTCTAACTGAACTAATGGTTGAATGTAATTTTAAGTAAAAAAACTATGAAAATCAAAGTTATTCGTATGTGGTCTGGTGAAGATGTAATCACCGAACTTGTTGAAGAAAAAGAAGAGTCTATTGTTCTTCGAAATCCAATCGTTGCTGTTCCTACTGGTCAACAGGGACAGGTTGGATTTGCTCCCTGGGCACCCTTTATTAAAGGAAAAGATGAGGAAGTTGAAGTAACTAAAAAGTATGTTATTTTTATTGCAGAAACTCAAGAGCAGGTTGAAGATCAATATAAGCAAATGTTTTCAAACATTGTGACTCCATCTTCATCTTCAAAGAAAATTATTCTTTAATAAAATGAACCATCAAGTTAAGTCTAAGTGGTACTACATTTTCTGGGGAGTTTGTACCGTTTCTGTTGTTTTAGGGCAACTTTATGTTGGTAGTGGGTATCGTGCTATGTCTCAAAGTTTTAATAGAATGATGGACGCTGCAATTGAAGAGTTTACTTATGATTATGATGGTTTGATAAAATGGCAATAGTTACTGATAAGTCTCTTAAAACACCACTTCGTTATCCTGGTGGTAAGTCTCGTGCTTGCACTAAGATGGACCCATACTTTCCAGATTTGAGGAATTATAAACAATTTCGTGAACCTTTTTTGGGTGGCGGAAGTGTTGCAATTCATGTCACAAAAAAATATCCACATCTAAATATTTGGGTGAATGATTTGTACGAACCTCTTGTAAACTTTTGGCAACAACTCCAAATGTTTGGTGACGACATCAAAGAGCAATTATCTGATTATAAACTTTCTAATAACACTCCTACATTAGCAAAAGATTTATTTCTAAAATCTAAGGAGAAAGTTAATGACAAAGGTTTGCCAAGCATTGATCGTGCTGTGGCTTTCTATATTGTCAATAAGTGTTCTTTCAGTGGTCTCACAGAAAGTTCATCTTTTTCGGAGCAGGCATCCAACAGTAACTTCAGTTTGCGGGGGATCGAAAAATTGCCTTCGTATTCTGAGATAATCAAAAACTGGACTATAACAAATTATTCATATGATTATCTTCTTACTGTTGAAGATAGTACTTTTGTATATCTTGATCCTCCTTATGACATTAAAGATAACCTCTATGGTAAAAAGGGGTCTATGCACAAAGGATTTGATCATGACAAGTTTGCTACTGATTGCTCTGCTTGCAGTATGCCTCAGTTAGTAAGTTATAATTCAGATCAACTTGTAAAGGATCGTTTCACTAATTGGCAAGCTGCCGAATTTGACCTTACCTATACAATGAGGTCTGTTGGTGAATATATGAGAGATCAAAAGGGGCGTAAAGAACTTCTTCTTTTTAATTATGAAATGCCTAGTAACATTGTATAAGGCAGGAACGGTCTTCAAAGAAGAAGTAATTGCCAAAGATTATCAGGATGCGCGGCAAGTTGCTCTTGCCCGCAATCCTAATGCAAAAGTTGTAAGCGTGACAGCAGTATTTTGATTATGGAACTTAAAGATTGGTTGAATTCTATTAATTTTACAAAAGAAGATTTATCTCACGAAATCAAAGATTATCCACCTTATATTATCAATAGGTGTTTGTCTGGTCATATTGATTGTGTTCTTTATGCAAATGAGATGAATATTAATCATCACTTGCCCAAAGATATGCAATATTCTTTTTATCTGAATGCTCTCCGTAAGAAAAAGAGATTTTCTCCTTGGATGAAAAAGAATAAAGAAAAAGATTTGGAGACAATTAAAAAATATTATGGTTATAGTAATGAAAAAGCCAATCAAGCTCTAAGAATTATAAATAAAGAACAACTTGAATTTATCGAGAAAAGACTTGAAACGGGTGGAAAAAAATGACAAATACGATTGAGCCTCAGGTAGAATGGTCTGCAAATATGATGGTAGAAGTTTCTCTTAACGAACCTGATGATTTTTTAAAGGTTCGTGAAACTCTAACTCGTATTGGAGTTGCTTCTAGAAAAGAAAAGAAACTCTATCAGAGCTGCCACATTCTACACAAGCAAGGTAGATACTATCTTGTTCACTTTAAGGAGTTGTTTGCTCTTGATGGAAAGCACGCAAATTTGACTGTTAACGATGTCCAGCGTAGGAATAGAATCGCTAGACTTCTTTCTGATTGGGGTTTGATTACTCTTGTCAATGAAGAATCTGCAACAGATATTGCTCCACTAAATCAAATCAAAGTTCTTGCTTATAAGGACAAGAATGATTGGATTCTTGAGCAAAAGTATAATATTGGTAAGAAGGGAAAGACTCCTGAGGCATAAATATTTTTGTGCCATTCGTGCGGCACTCTACAAAGTCGGAACACCGCATAAAGAGGTTCGGTTTTTACCGTTCCTCTTTTTTTGTTATCTTGTATAATTAGTAGTGGATGCCGAAAGGGTCCACAAAACACAAACTCGCTTTTAAAGGAGCTACAATAATGACTAACCTAGCAAGGTATACTGCTGCAGATTTGTCTACCCTAATGGACAAGATAAATAGAAATAGTATTGGTTTGGATGAATACTTTGACCGTGTGTTTAAACTTCACGAAACCACGTCAAATTATCCACCATACAATCTAGTTCAAGTTAGCAGCGTGGAATCCAGACTTGAACTTGCTTTAGCAGGGTTTAAGAAGGAGGAAGTTTATGTCTACACCCAAGATGGTAAACTCTTTGTTGAGGGCCAAAAGGAGGATAAGGAAACAGAAACCAAGTATTTGCACAAAGGTTTGGCTCAACGGTCATTTAATCGTGCCTGGACACTCTCTGATGACACGGAAGTTAGATCAGTTACTTTTGAAGATGGGCTTCTAACAATTGTGTTAGGAAAGATCGTGCCAGAGCACCACCAAAGAAAAGATTATCTATAAATCCTAACACAATAGGTATAAATGCGTAGCAATGAATACAGAAGTGTATCACAGTGATACAGTATAATATAGATAGTTATGTACTTTGGAGGACGGACTATGAACTACACCGCCACTACCCTAGTATTTGGAACACTGATGACTCTTTTTATCGGTGTCCCTATCGCAAACACACTACCATAATACTTGTT